TTCCCCGCATCCTGTCCCGCCCGGGTCGCGGCAGGCACCAGCGCCCCGCGCAAGTGTCGGTAGATTCCCTGCGTGTTCGGGACGACATCGACCTCGACGCTGCCGATGGAGATAGCGGGCACCGGGAGCCTCCTCCCGGCGCCCCTACGCGGCGCCCCCGTTCAGCAACTGGAACAGCCGGTCGGCTGACTTCTCAGTCAGCTGCGCCTGCTTCTTCTTCGGCCCAGCACCCGGACGACGCATCGGCTCAGGCGGAGGCGGCCACTTCGACTTCTGCTCGATGTTCACACACCACAGGACCCACTCGACCTTGCGGACCGCGTCAACGAGCGTCGCAATCAGCTGCTCCTGCTGCGACCAGCGGGCCTTCTCCGGCTCGCCCTTCTCCGCCTGCTCCGCCAACTCCATCGGGGTCAGCTCGTTGCGGAGCGCCGTCCACGTCGCCGACTCCTGCGGCAACCGCTGAATCAGCACCCGCAGCCGCCGGGCCGTCATCTCCCCGCGGTGAAAGGCGTCGATCTGATCGGCGTCCCGCGGGTAGTAGAGGGCGAGGTCTCCCTCTAGTTCCTCCGGGTACGCCTCGACGATCGAGCGGGTCCACTGGATTTCCCCAGGCTCTCACCCGCACGCTCTGCGGCGTCGTTGATCAGATCGCCGAACTCTTCGTTCGTCGGGTCGAGTTCGACGTACAGCTCGTAGTCGTCCGGGTGGAGGACGATCTGCGCGAACGCGTCGATCTGCCCCTGGTTCAGGAGCCGCTGCCACGACTGCCGCCACGCCCCCGGCGGCACGATCCGGACGTCCTCGCCGCACAGCAGGCCGGTGACGTGCTTGTTGACTGCCTCGTTCTCCTGCGCCTCCGCCGGGGAAACGTCCGGGTCGTCGAAGTCGTCCTCCGGCTCCACCGGGCGGGTCGTCGCGGGCCGGGAGGCCGCTCGTGCCGCAGTGCGCGGCTTCCTGCTCGTGCTGGTACGCGTGTTTGCCACGGCGCGGGCTCTCCTTCATCTCACGGCGCAGGCACAAAGGGGGGTAGAGGTGGGCGGGCCGGGCCCGCGCCAACGGTGGACAGCCCGAAGGCTGCCTGCGACCCGCCCACCCGTCTCAGGAACCGGTGTACGCGGCCGTCTCCGGCACCCGGTCGAAGTGGTAGACGGTGTTCCCTGCCTCGTCCGGGTAGGCGGTGATCGTCCACTCGAACCCGGCGATCTCGTCCTGCTTGTGCGTGACGTCGGAGCGTTCGGTGATCTCGCCCTCCGGCACGTAGAACCCGCGCTGGAACGCGTCGCCGTCCAGGACGACGAACCAGAACGCCCGCCGGTCCGGCACCGGGGACGCAGTCTCCGCGAACGACGTCAGCCCCGACACCGGCGCCAGGTCGGCGACGTCCAGCCGGTACTGCAGCGACTGCACCGTCGTCCGGCCGACCTCCCACACCGTCAGCCCGAACGTCCGCAGCGAGCTGGTGATGGTGGTCCGGATCGGCGCCGTGTACCCCCACGGGGTGAACGACTGCGTGTCCTCCTCGAACCCCTGCACCAGACCGTCGTCGCTGATCGCGCCGAGCGGCGCCCACGGCGCGAGCGGCTGAACCGCCGGATCACCAGGCGACGCCGTACCGAGCGGAGCCGTCCAGCCGGCGCCGTTCGCGCCGACCTCCAGCAGGTCCGCTGCGCGGGTGATGTTGACCATCGTTGTCTCCAGACATGCGTGAAGCCCGCGCACGGGCGGGAACTTGAAGGGATGGCGCGGGCTCGCCGCCGGTCAGGTAACCGGATGGCAGAAGATGACGTAGGTCGCCCCGACACGGCGGAGCGCTGTGTTCTCGTAGGGCCGCACGGCAGGCAGCGTCAGCGCCCCCGTCCGGCCGAAAACCACGGTGCTGCTGTGGGATCCGCGGATCTCACCGGTCACCCACTCGTGAACGTCCTTGGCCAGGGCGATCGCGTCAGCCCGGGTCGCGGCGTACACGTCGATGTCGACGATCAGACGTCCGAGAAGGATGCCGTCGTCGTCGCCGCCGGGGATCTGATTGATCTGGATCGTCGGCAGTTCGCTGAGGAGGCTGTTGTCGAGTTCGTCCCGCACCACCGCATCCGGGAATCGGGCCGTGCCGCGGGTGATGAGTTCCTGCTCGATGTCGACGAGGGCGGTCACTGGTTCTGCCCGCCCAACTGCGCTGCCCGCAGCAGTACGTGGTGGGCGTGAACGCGTTCGGTGCCGTACTCCACCCAGCGGGCGTAGTAGGACGTGTTGCGGACGAAGGCGACCGCCCTGTCCTTGCGCCGGCCACCGCGCGAGGTGCTGTCCGTCTCCCACGAGCCCTTGTAATGCCCTGGGTGCGGGGAGTTCGGGTCGACCGGGGAGATACCGATCGCGACGCCCTTGATGATCTCGGCGCGGCGCAGCATCTCCGCCTGAACCATCGCCGAACGCAGCAGCTGGCCTACGCCTTTGCGCTTCATCCTGAACCGTGCTGCCATAGCCCCTTCCCGTAACTTCGGCCGCTGGGGGCGGACATGGACATTCACGTCAAGGGAGTACTCGGCAGCATCAGCTTCGACGGGGAATGGATCACCATCACCAAAACACCCGTCGGACCGAAGCCTGCACCCGTACGGCTCCGGGCCGCCGACATCACCGGCACCCGCTTCAAGAAGGGCACCCTGTTCATGCACGGCTACGTGCAGTTCGTGCTGCCCGGCAGCCTCCCCGCAGGCGAGAAGAGCGGCGCCCTGCACGGCGGACGGCCGCCCTACGCGGACCCGCACAGCCTGTCCATCCCCCGCAAATCCAACGGACTCGCCGAGAAGCTCGTCGCCGCCGTCGAACAGGCCCGCAGCTAGCCAGTCACCCGGTCCGCAGCGAACTGGACCGGCCCGCGCGTCCCGGTAAACGGGCTGCGACCCCAATCGCCGGGCTCGCCAGTGATGTCGCAGACCACGCCGCGAATCGAGGCCTGGTCGGTGGTGCGCAGCGGCAGACTCGCATGGTTCGGCTGGCCGGGCGGAACGTACACCGTCCAGCCGACGATGACCGTGTCCCGGTCCTGCTGCTGAGCACCGCCGACCTGCGGAGTCTCAGCCCGCGGCGACACGGCACAGCCCCGAAGATCGAACGACTCGTCAGGCCCAGGCAGCGGCTGACCTCGCGGACCGCGGCCCGGCGACGTGCCGGTCCGTATGATCCGCACGGTCTCACCGAACGGGTAAGGCATCAGCCATACCCCCAACCGGGCTCGAACTCGTCCGCGAACCCCGCATCGTCGATGGGCCACGTCGGCGACGGATCCGCAGTGACCGGAGTCGGATCCACGGTGAACGCGCCACCGCGGCCCGCCAGCGACTTCAACGCCGACTTGTCGGACTTCGTCAGATACAGGCCGCCCGAACCGGACGGACGCTGCACCGACATCGGGCCGATCGTCTCGTACGACACCTGCTGCGGATTCACATAAGCGCGGCCAGCCACCGACAAGACCACCGCATCAGCGCCCTCCGGCAGCGGCTTCACCACCGTCTGACACAGCGAGATCGCCTTGGAAATGAGAAGGTCACCGCGGTCGGCATCGATCTCATCCAGGCCCAGGTACAGGCCGAGTTCTTCGACCGTCGGAGGAGTGAACGCCATCAGGTCCTCCTATCGGGCCAAGCCCTCCACAGCGGCACACCAGGCCGCCAGATCGGCGGACGGATCCAGCTCGGTGCTGCGGGCCTTCGCCCGCTTCGACGCCAGCCGGTACTCCGCCAGTACCGCTAGCTTCCGCAGTACCGCCTCATACCCGGCGACGTCCTCACGGTCTACGAAGATTCCCGCCTCGCCCAGGGACTCCGTCAACCCCGGCGTCGGGTGGGCGATCACGGGAATGCCGCTCGCGAGCGCCTCACAGCCGGCGCGGCCCCACGACTCGTAGGACGACGGCATCAGCAGCACCCGAGTGCGGGCATACACCCGCTCCCGCATGTCCTCGCCGCGAACATGGTCGACGATCTCCACGTTCGGCAGGTCGGGAAGGATCTGCTCGCCGTAGGCGCCCTTCACTGCGAGGAACTCCTGATCCGGCATGCGGCGGGCCAGCTTCTCCAGGACCCGGCCGCCCTTCTCCGGATTGCAGTTGACCAGCGTCACCGCCGTGCCGGGCTTCGTGGCGTACTCGTCGGCGAACACCGGCGGGCGCACGATCATCGAGGTCTCGGGGCGGACCGACTTCGGGTACTCGGCGAAGAACAGCTCCGCCTCCCGCTCCATCCACAGCGAGTTGTACACCGCCAGCGACGTGCCACCCGCAGCCATGTCCCGGAACGTCGGCCTGTGCGTGTTGTGGCACACCACCACCAGCCGCTTCCCGTACCCGCGAGCAAGCGACGCCGTCGACGGCACCGTCTCCAGATGCGCCAGCAGCACATCCGCCCTGCGGACAGCCGACGGAAAGTCCAGCCGTGAGGCCAGCGGTACGACCTTGATGCCCCGGTACTCGTACTCCTTGCTGGCCTTCCCGTACCGGGACAGCCACACGGACACATCGTGCCCGCGCTCCACCAGCGGCCGAAGCATCGACACGAGCATGTGCTCGGCGCCCGCATTGTGCTCGGGCGGCGCTGCGTGCACACGGGCGACGATCTTCAGGGGCTTGGCTGCCCCGCCCGGCGCGGAAGCCGGGACAGCCCTCGCCATCAGGACCCCGACGGTTCGCCGGTGTACCGCACGAACGCGTCCTCGTCGCCCATGACGAAACCGTAGAACGCTTCCGCCAGCAGCAGCACCAGGTTCTCCTGGAACGCCGAGTGCACGCCGCCGTCCTCGTCGATGTACGTGGCCTCCTTCGAGATCCGCACGGTGATGTCCATGCCGATCCCGTAGGCAGCCTGCGACCAGTCACCGCCGATCGCCCGCAGCCCCGAGTCCACCGAAGCGGACTGCCGGCGCTGCTTGCCCGACACGCTCCGCGAGTAGGCGAGCGGCTCGCCGATCAGGGTGCCCGCCGCCGCCATGTTGGTCCCCGGGGTCTGGGTGTCCACCAGGATCGGCTGGCCGTTCGCGTCCGTGGCGCGCAGCAGCTTCGGCTTCAGCCGGTGGTCCGCGACGGTGCCGGTGTAGTCCCAGTCGCCGTCGACGACCATCTCCATGCCGTCGACGAAGTCGGCCCAGATGCCGCCCTCGTTGCGCGGCGCCGTACCGAGAGCGACCGCGTTGTCCGTGGCCGCGAGGTAGTCGGCGAAGGGCCCGGTGGCGCCCTTCATGGTCTTGCCGTGGATCGCCGCGTGGTCGAAGGCCCGCGCGAACGCCGTCGGCAGGTCGCGCTGGAGCTGCGTCCACAGGCCGCCCGCGTTGGTCATGACGACCTCTTCGGCGACCGGAATGAGCACGGCGACCTTCTTCGCCTGCATCTGCTTCACAGCGACGCCGCCGCTGGACAGCGGCTTCTTCGCGGCCTGCCCGACCCAGTCGGCGGTCGGCACGTCCATCGGGATCGGCACCGACGTGGTCGCGTCCAGGGCCAGCGGCGCCGGCCGGGCCAGCTGCATGACCGCGCTGGACTCGACGGACTTCTCGAAGATCGGCCCCGCCAGCGTGCGGGGCAGCAGTGCGTCGTTGACGTCGGACAGCTTGAGGGGAGGCGTGGCCGCCATGATTTACCTCTTTCAGCGGCGCGTGAGCCGCGTGTTCACGAAGCCCTGGAACTCGTCTTCCGGGCTGAGGGACCGTTGCTTGTTGGCGCCGGACGCCTGTGTGCGGTCCGGCGCGGGACGCCGCGGGCCCTCCGGGGGCTGGGTCTTCGCCCAGTGCGGCTTGCGCTCCAAGAGCGCGTCGAGGTCCGCCTTGATGGCCGCCTCGTCGATGTCGCCGTCAGAGTCGATGTACGAGCCGAGATTCAGGGCGCCGACCGCGTCTTCCGGGTCAGCGAACCCGGCCGTTGCCAGCGCCTGCACTTGCGCGCGCACCAGCTGCTGCCGCGTCTTGGCCACCTGATCCTGGGCGCGGGCGAGCTGGTCGTTCAGACGCTCCGACTCCGTCTTCTCGGCGTCCTTGATGCGCTGCAGCTCGGCAAGCAGGGGCTCCTGCTCCTTCAGGCGCTTCCGAAGGTTCTCGGCCTCCGAGTTCGCCTTGCGGATCTTCTCCTCGGCCCGCTTCCGGTCGAACGGCTTGCCGTCTGCGCCGGTCTCCGCCTCCTGGGCGTCGTCCGTCGTCTCGGTGCCGTCCTGCGCCTCGGTGGCCGTCTCGTTGACGGTCTCCTCGGTGCCGGTGTCCTGCTGCTCGCTGGTCTGCTCGTTCTCTTCGGGCATGACGAATCGGCCCTCCAGGGGCTGTGGAAATGAGAAGGGCCGCCACCAGGGCGACCGGGTTGATCAGTTGGATCCGGGGAGTGGATTCGAGTCGTGCTCCGCCAGCGCCCGCCTGAACAGGCGAAGCTGGTCTCCCGAATGCCCTTGGGCGTACTCGCGGTAGATGCGATCCCACTCCGCCGCATGCGGCGACAGTTCGAACTGCTGGCCCCGGAAGACGGGGATGATCCCGCAGTGGCAGTTGTCGTGGAACTTAACCACCGACGCGTCACCGGAGAACCGGTCGTTCGCATCCCGACCCGCCGAACCCGCAGTCCGGTAGACCGAACCGCGAGAAGCCATCAGCTTGCAGAACGAGCAGGCCCCGAGCGCCGCAGTCCGCGCATAGGCAACCGCCTGCGGGTCCGCTTTCACGGCCTGCCGAACCGTCTCCCGGCCCACGTCCGCAACCAGCTTCTGCGTCGCCGCATCAGCCTTCTTCATCGCGGCGTCGATGCGCACGTCGAGCGGCTCCAGCTGTGCCACGGTCGCTTCGGCCTCGTCGCGCGGCCACAGATCCTTCGTAGCCCACCGCATCGACGCATCGACCTGCTCATCCGGCGGCGGATCCGCGAGCGGCACCGTGTACGAACCGGGCACACCGGCCGACTCACGCTCCCTGTCGTAGAAGTCCGCAGCCAGCGTCGCCGACGTCTCCGAGTAGCCGGCCACCAACTCGGTCACCGCATCGATCCACGGCGGCACCGTCGCCTGCAACCGGCCCGGATCGATCAGCCGGCGCAGCACCACCAGATCCCGCAGCAAAAGCCGGGTGAGGCCGCGCTGCGCGGCCCGCCACCGCCCAGCCGACGCGGAACCGTCAGAAGTCGACGCCAACGTCATCCTCCGACGGCTCCGGGCTCCGGCCGGCCTCTCCGCCGTCCAGCGCCGCCAGCCGGTCCAGCAGCGCCGCGCTGCCAGCCCTGCCCGCACTACGGCGGCGGTCCGCCGCGATGCGCTGCCGCTGCATCTCTGTGAACCCGGCCATCTCCAGCGTGACATCCGAGTCGGCAGGCAGCACGCCCGCCTGAACGAGCTTGACGGTGGCGTCCACCTGGGCCGCCACCGTCGGGGTCGCCGGGTTCCGCCACACCGTCTCGATACGGCGGGTCTTGTCCGGCGGCTCCCCGTCCCGCACCCACAGCGCCAGCCGCATCGCCTGCTGCCAGGCGGTCCCGAAGCGACGAATCCGGCGCTCCGACCGTTTGACCAGCTTCGCCTCCGTCGACCGGATAGCGTCCGCCGACGCCGGGTTGTCGGTGGTGTAGCCGAGCATGTGCGGCGGCAGCCCGAACTGGCTGGACATGATCCGCGCATACAAGTCGATGATCTTCGTCATGCCGGACGGGTCATGCGCCGGGAACTGCCCGACCGTCGGCACGTTCCCTTCCTCGTCCCGCTCCAGCCCAAGCACACGGCCGATGTACGTCGCCCACGCATCCAGCGGATTGCCCTCAGCGTCCTGGAACGCCGACTCCGACGCGCCGAGAATGTAGCGCTGCGGGGCACCGAAGAACTCCGCCGCCACCTCCATGCCCATCAGCCGGCGGCACGCCGCATCCGTGATCGACATAACCTCCGGTGTGATCTCCGAACGGCCGACCCGGTCCGCGGTCCGCTGCCGGTTCGCCATCCGCACCACCGGCACAACCCCGAGGTTGTGGATGTCCCGTTCGACGACCTGCCAGCCGCCAGACGCATTCGGCATGGCCATCACCGTCTGATCCGGCAGATACAGGACCAGCATCCGCTCCTCAGGACCGGACTCGATGTACGTGTCCGCCGCGCACTCCCGCAGCGCCGCCGTCCCCATCCGAAGACGGGCATCCCACAGCAGCGTCATGTCCAACGGCGACTCCGCCGAGATCAGCGGCGGGCAGTCCCCGTCACAGTCACCGGAGCCGACAGCCAGATACTCGCGGCCGTACACCAGCGCATCCAGATGCGCGAGGCTCGACTCGTCGAATAGATCGTTGCCGTCGGCGATCTCCTTCAGCTCCGACGAATCCGAGCCGTCCGCCCACCGGAACGCCTCCAGATCGAGACGCTCCTCCAGGCTCTCGACGCCGACCCGCGGCCAGCCGATTACCGTGTGGAGGCCCTTCAACTGCGGCGGGATCGAGATGCCCAGATCCCGCACCAGCTGCTCGCCGTTGAAGTAGGCGTCCCGCAGCAGCAAGGCGTACCGGTCACGCATCATGTCCGCACGCAAAAGGTTGATCAGCGCAAGCTCGTCGTCGGACAGGAACGTCAGCGGCAGTTCGGGAGCATAAGCGGTCATTTCAACACCACCACCCTCCCTCGGCCCACGGCCTTCTTCTTGGCCCGCTTCGGCGAGTTCAGGATCATCCGGCGCAACATCCGCGCCCCGACCATGCACACCGCAAGGTCGATCTTCCGTGCAGACTCACGGTGCTCCTTACCGATCGTCACACCCCACCGGTTCGTCCGCCGACGGGCATTGATCACATGCGTGCGAAGCACCTTGTGACCGTCGTGCACCAGCGTCCGCTCCAGCACGTCCGCATGCGTCCGCTTCACGGCCTCCGTGAACGTCTCCTGATTCCGGGGATCACGCATGTCCCAGCGCACCGCATGCGCCTTCAGACCCGACAGCACCGAACGCAACGCCAGCTTCGACCCCCAGGTCTGACCCCACGTGTCGATGTGCGCGTCCCAGTACATCTCGCCGTCACCGTCGTCCTTGCCAGCACCCGGATCGGCGAAGAACGCCAGCACCCTGAACCGGGCAAACGCGTTCTCCACCACCCCGTGCACCTCGTCCCGCGGCACCCGATACGGCACGAACCCTGGCGTGTTCGGCGCCGGCCAGTTCGCCGGCTTCTGCCACACCCCAAGCGCGGACACCAGCCCGTCCGACATCCGGCAGGCCGCCAGACCCGTCGCGTCATCGGACTTGGAGCCGTCGAAGAACAGGACGACCTCGTCGCCGTCAGCCAGCGCCAGATCCTCGCGCTTACAGGCATCCCACTCATAGCGGGCCATCCACGCGTCCTCAGCCGCGGCAATCTGGTTGTACCAGAACCGCCGCGACCGGGACGGCGGGTTACGGACGTCAAGGATCGACGCCTTCAGCCGGCCGATGTCCAGCCACGTCGAGTCGCCGCGGACCGCGCGAAGTGTCGGCTCGATCCACGCCTCCGTCAGCTTCGCCTCAGGCGGAGCCTCCAGCGTGTCGTAGAACAGTCCGACGTCCACGGCCCGGCCCGCCTCCGCAGCCTCGTAGGCGTCCCGGGTGCGTTCTGCGACCGAGTCCTCGCCAGGCTCGAACGCATTGGTGTCCGCCAACGTCCGGGACTGCCCATCCGCCGACTTCGTCGCGTTGCGCTCGATGACCGCAGCCATCTCGTGCCCCGAGTTCGACTCCAGCCAGTGATGCGTCTCACCCATCGACGTGAAAGTCGGCCGGCCACCCTCCAGAGCCCGCGGCGACGAAGTGACCGCCTCGACGCGGGCCCGCCCCTTGTCCGCATAGATGATCTCCTTGCCGAGATCGATCCGGAACTCCTCGATCGCCCGCTTCGACAGGATCAGCGGGAACAGCGTCATCGTGTTCCGGGTCTGGTCCTGCGACACCGCGGCGATCTGCACCCAGGCCGCGGGATGCTGCACACCAAGGGGCTGACCCGGCTTGACGCCCCACTCGTTGCCCTCGTCCGCGACCCGGTCGAAGCGGCACGGGCCGACGAACTCGAACGCCGCCCACGTCGCCTTCAGCGGATCCTTGCCGTGACCCTTCAACCGCTGGATCACGCCGTCACGCCACAGGAACCGGTTCGTCACCGGATCCATGGCGTACCACCACAGCGTCAGCCGCGCCTGCTCGGCCGTGTACTGCCACGGCCTGCCGACGTAGTGCTGCAGGTACGTCTTAGTCCAAGCCAGGCACTGCCAGCCCAGCGTGTACTCCGGCAGGATGAACTTGCCGTCCGGGCCGCGCTTCCACGTCGGGCCGAGCGTGAACGGTTCAACGACTTCCGGGACCCGCTCCTCAGCCGCCTGCGATGTCACGGTACGAATCCAGCGGACTCACCGAAGCCAACTGCGGGCTGGCAGGCTTCGCACGCTCCAGCTCCATCCGGGCACGCCGCCGGTCGCCCTCAGTCGTCAGCAGCGACGACATCACCGAGTTCAGCGCAGCCACCAACTGGCCGTTCGGTCCGCGCTCCGAACAGTCCAGCACCCGCGACATCAACTCCGCCGCATACCGGGCCACAGCCCAGTCCGACGGCTGATAGAACGCCGCCTGCCCCGACTCCCGCAGGCTCAGGTACCAGTCCGACGCGATCGGATCCCACAACGGACTCGGATCCGGCAGATCCGGCAGATCAGCCGGCGCCCCCGACGGGGCCTGGATGAGCTCGGGCCCGTCGTCCTTGTTGCGGCGACGGCGCTCCTCGGAACGCTTCGGGATAGGTCCGTGTGCGCCCA